GCCCATAGGGCTTGTCTACAGTCGGGTAAGCCATTTGGAATTACTCCTTAAGTTATTAAGTACCGCGTCCGAATGTCACCGACGATTTACGCTCTGCAAACAGAGGCATACGTGGATCGTTCTCGCGCATGAAGTTATTGTCAACAGAACGCATTTGAGCATCGGCCTGCTTATTATAAAAGTCATTACGCTGCTCAACAAATTCTGTCGGGGTCTTACAAAGCATCAGGCCACCAACAACAATGTTGTCTTTAAAGCGCTGATTGTCATTATCTAGATATCCAGAGATTTCAGGGTGGTCTTCAGCTCTAACAGGCTCCCAACCTTCACGTAATTTGGAAGACATATTACGGGGATCAGGTTGTCCCATCATTGATACACGAACCCAGCGATATTTATACCCAGTTTCAGGGGTGGGGTCAGGCAGCAGCGTGGGGGGTGCCCAGCTACGAGGACGTTCAGCCTTGACACGAGTATCTTGTTCGCGGTTTGTGCGTGAATCGGGACTTGTTTTGCTATCAACCATTTTGTAACCTCATTTGTTTAGCGACATGCTGAGCATAAAGTTCTAGTGGAACACCTAATTTTTTAGCCATTTGCACCTGACGGGGTTCTAGCTTAATTTTTTTAGGGGCGGTAGAACGAGTCGCGGGAGAAACTACACTGCTGGGTTTTGCACGAGGTTTAGTATCTGTTTCAACTTCCTCGGAATCCTCGAATTTTTCGGGGAACCTCTTACGCATTGTTCTGTTTATCGCGTCATAATACTCATCACTTGTCGGATCAACACCTTGTTTGACTAGTCTTTCATGCACGCCCAAAGCGAGGCTAGTCATTTCCTCGTCCTCACCGAACCAGTCATTATCTTGTCTCCAAGACATGGCTTTTGGATCAGCTTTTGGCCTTTGTGCGGATAATAGTTCACGTTGTACAGTATTTTCTTTCTCTTGTAAAGGGGGTCTGAAATTATTGACCCTATCAAGCTGTAGTTTAGCAGCTACAAGAGCTTCTTGTGCAGCTACAAGCTCATCTGAATCAGCATTTTCATAGGCAGTTTTATACCGTTTTTTAGCTGTATCAAGGTCGCCTTCAGCTTTTGCTTTAACAGATCCAACTAATAAATTAGTGTTTTGCCCCAAATTATCTTTAAGTTTTTTATTCTCTTCAGCAATTTGTCTGGCAAATAAAATAGCCGCTTCACGCTCCTGTTCCGCTGCCTCTGCTCTGCGTTTTTCGTCGTGATAACCTTTACTAAACCGCTTTAAACGCTTACGGACGCTTTCTTCATACTTATCAAGCTCTTCGTCCGTAGGCTCTGCCATATTGAACTTTTCAGGATCAATAGGCGGTTTAGTTGATTTATTAGGCTCTTCTGAAGTTGCTTCAGCAATTTCAATTTCAACTTTCTCATCCTGACTATTATCAACTTCATCAGGGAATTTAAATTCATTTTTATCTAGTTCAGCCATATTTCACCTCATGCACGTTGGATACCACGGGGGTCTTCAACCACCGCTTCAACGGAATCATCGTTAATAATCCTAAATTCACGGTCGTGAATTTTAAGTCTTGTGCCTGTATTAGCGCGAGTAATCACAAGATCTCCCGGTTTACACCACGGTCCTGTTGGAAAACGATTCTTGTCAGCGTAAGCCATATCACCCAGTGATACGACAAAAAGCACGTTGCTCAATAACTCTTCGTACTTTAATGTTGCATCAGCTTTAATAATACCGCTGTCAAACTTGTTTTCAATTGTTGGTAGGGCGCATAAAACTTTGTACCCTTTAACATGCGGCAGTTGTTTAGCTTTTTCCTGCGCTTCTTCTAGTTCAGTCATTCTCAAATTCCTCATACCGTTGCACAAGGTCTTGGACTTCTATTCTTGCACGGCGCAGACCTTGGATAACGCCACACAAATTCCTATATTCAGCAAAATCTTTACACCCACCTTCGGCAATAGACTCACTTACTTCACGTTCGCGTTCTTTTAATTTATTAAATAAATGGTCAAGCATCATTCGTTCATTTGCCATTATTGACGTCCTTTCATGTTATTTTTAGCTAAATCTGCCTGTATTTTTAATTGATTTTGTTGATTTTGATTTTGTAAACGTATTCCTTCTTTTTGAGCATCTACAGCAATACGTTGTTGTTCAACATTTAAACGTTTTTCAGCAATTTGAGCATCTATACTATCTTTCTGTAGTTTGCGCTGCTGCTCCATACCTTTAATCTGAAGTTCTTGCTGTTGTAACTGAACCAGAGGATCTTGAGCAATTGCTTGAGCTTGTTGTTGAGCAGCTTGGGCTTGATGAATTTGCAACACTTGTTGCGCTGCTTCTGCCACATATTTAGCCATTGCAAGTTCTTCGGCTTCAGAAATATCTTGCTCCGGTCCCGGTAGCGGTGCACCCACACGCTGTTCAATCTCTTGCCTATATCTAAATCCTAAATGCTCAGCAACGTGAGCCATCATTGCAGCCTGCATCTGTACTGCCATCGGGTTCTGTCCGATAGTCTGCATAATGCTTGGGTCTTGCAAAAAGGTCATATGCGTTGTGATATGCGCCTGATGATCTTGATAAATAAATGCTTTCAGCGGTGTGCCTTTAAGCACGTTCATATTTTCAGTGATTGGGTCTTTGGGCTTCTGGTCGTCAGGCAGCGGCACAAGTTTGTCAGCGTTAGGAATGCCAAGTACGTCAAGCATCTGCCTGTGAAGCCGTGGAAGATCGTAAAGCTGAGGCGCACCCTGAGCAAGCTGTAGGGCAGCTTGGTATTGCACAACCCGTTGGGCCATTGTTGAAGCGTTAGGGTCGGATACAGGGATTACTTCAATTACATCGTAATCCTCAGCTTTAACCTGTGGTGTGCCATCTTGGGGTACATAACTATAGTCTGGACTTGTGTATTCTCTGATAATTTCTTTTAACAGCTTAAACTCTTCTTTCATCGCTGCATGGATGCGAGCTTGTACTGCACCCATTGTTTTTAACTGCCGCTCTAAGAGGGCTAGCGTAGTGCCTACCGGAGCCTGACTCGACATATCGCTGATCTTCATATCAGCCATACCACTGAGCCTTCGTGCTTCTTCGGTGATCTGGTTTAACAGTGCAAGAAGTGTTTGGCTTGGTTCTTTATATGGCAGCGGTAAGATGTTGTCCCTGATTACACCACCCGGAACATCCACATCTCTCCACTCACCGGGAGCAATCGGCGTATCGTCACCTTTGATACGCAGACCTCTGGATTTCAAACCACCCGGAAGATTAGCTAAAGAACCCGCGTCAACCAACTGACGAATCAGCATGGTGCCTGCTGTGGCGTAGCCACCAATAATATGTATCAACCCAAAGCCATACGCCCCAAAACCGGGGACATACATGTAGTGTACAAAGTGTTGTCTTGCTGCTTTGCGTGGGTCATCTTCACGGTAATTACGACGAATTGCTAAAACCTTATTAGTCCCCTTATCAATGGTAATGACGTAGGGCAATGGTAAATCTTCTTCGTATCCGGGCAAGTCATACTCAATATGCACTTCGTATATCTGATACCGCTCATCTTTGGTTTGCTCAACACCTTCTTTTTGTGCCTTGGCTTTTTCAATATCAGTCTGGTTAGCGTAGGGTTCACCAATATCCACATCACAATAAAAACCACTGACCTGCAAGCGTTTAATATCGTTTTTAGTCTTACGCATCACATGCGTAAGGCGATCTGTACGTCTGATGTTTGTTACGCCGTACGGTAGGATTATGTCCTCGGCGGGTATATAAAAGGACACCTGCCGTTCAAGTGACGGGTCGTAATAGACTTTTTTGAATGATGAACCGGCTAACGCCACACCCCATAACGCACGTTCATGCTCTGAACGGTACTCAGGCATTTTGTCTGTTAGCTGATAGTTCATATCAGCTTCTACACGTTTAGCCGCCTCTTCAATTTCAGGACTGGATGCACCAATAATATTAGTTTTTACAGGTCCATCAGCGGGGAAAGTCTCCATAATTGATTCGCTTTGGAAGCGAATTGCAGCTTCGGTAAGCAGTGTGGAGAACACACCACAAGCACCATCCCAAGGCTCTGTCACGTTGTCATAGCGCAACCCAAGAACATCAAGCCCCTTAACATAAGTATCAACCCAATCTTTGCGGGAGTTAATGTCTGCTTCAACTAACTCCATAATGTCGCCAGCAATTTTTTGAAGCTCTGAGTCATCCATGTAGTCGGCAAGATTAGAATCAAACTCCTCTTCTTCTTTACCGCTTTCTGGCATCAGATCAATCTCAACCCCATCAATACCAATTGACACGCCTTCTGGATTAACAATTTCAATCTCAATAGGGGCTTCTTCGGTTGAAAGGCTGTCAATCCCTTGGGGTGCTGCGTACAGTGCTTTATCAATAGCCATTTTTTACCCTAAATTAGCTTGTTATTTCCAGCTTGCGGAATATGCCCGCCCCAAGAAAATCCTAATTTTGATTTAATTTTCTGCATGATGCTTTCTTCTTTTTCTTTTTCTTTTACCCGAGTATATGGTGCAATATCTCTTGGGTCTAGCCTAGTTTGACGTAGTCCTGTTAGCGCGTTGTATGTTTCCCGCACATCTTTATCGGCAAATAATGTTTCTCTAAGTACTGGGTCTTTAGTTAAATCAACATTTTTAGAAGCTTCAAGACCAGCCAAAGACG